TATAATAACTATTTACGACGAAACATTAACAACGGAAAACGAATGATGAATAATATACTTGCGCCTTACGCGCATCAATCTAAAACTACTAACTTTATTCTATCTCATCCACGCTGTCTTATTACATCTGATCCCGGCACTGGTAAAACTAGAGCAGTTCTTGACGCTATTACAAACCTTCCAGGTAAAACACTTGTACTTGCGCCGTTATCTATACTTGAAGCAGCATGGGTTGATGACATTAAAAAGTTCCAACCTAATATAAAATTTGGAGTTGCATATGCTAAAAACCGTAAAAAAATATTTACCGACACTTCGCACGAAATGGTTATTACTAACTTCGAGGCTGTCAATTTCTTACATAAAAATCCACACCTACTTAAGGGATTCACTACAATCGTTATTGACGAATTCACCGCTTTTAAAAACAAAGATTCGCAACGATCTAAGAATCTCAGAAATTTTATCTCATTGTTTACTTATAGGATTGCCATGTCTGGTACTCCTAATAGTAATTCTATTCTAGACCTTTGGCACCCAGTGTTGCTCGTAGATGATGGTGATCATCTCGGGCAACGCTTTTACTCCTACCGCAATCAAGTTTGCACTCCTAAATTCAATGGTTTTGCTAACGAATGGGTTGATAAACCAGGTATTGAACAAGCAGTTGCGGCCCGACTTAGTGATATAACTATTCGCTACAAACTAGAAGACTGTATTGATCTACCTGAAAACATTGTAAGAACTGTACGAACTAATCTAAGTCCTGAAGTCCAACGTATGTACAACGACTTCAGTAAAGATTCTGTCTTGTACACCAAAATGGGAACTATTAACGCTGTACACGCAGGGGCCCGGGTTAAAAAGTTATTACAAATCATCTCAGGCGGAGTGTACGACGAAGAGGGTCTAGTTCAATATCTTCATCAAGAACGTTACGACATCGTAATGGATCTTATATCCGAACGTAAACATTCTATTGTTGCATTCAATTGGAGGCATGAACGAGATGCGTTAATTGATTTAGCAACTAAACAAAAAATATCTTACGAAGTTATTGATGGCAGTGTACCTGCTGAAAAACGTAAAGATATTGTACAAAGATTCCAGGCTGGTCATATTCGTGTACTGTTTTGTCATCCACAATCTGCGGGCCACGGTCTTACGTTAACAAAAGCTACCACAGCTATATGGTGTTCACCAACTTACAATGCTGAGCACTTCCAACAATTTAATAGGCGTATACATCGCGCCAGTCAAACACAAAAAACTGAAACAATTCTTATTGCTGCAAGAAAAACGTGGGAAGAAGAAGTATACAAAAAACTTAATGGAAAGTTAGGAAAAATGGAAAACCTACTTCACATTCTCACGGAGCTAAATAATGAATAGTCGTATATTTGAATTACTTGATCAAACTATGGATGACACACTTGATGGGTTATTAAAACGTCCACCAAAAGTTGTAGCTTTAGCTTTAGTTATGATGTGTGTTGAACATGAACTAGGTTCTAACCCAGAAAAATATCAAGATAAAGATTTAAAAGCTTTACTAGAAGACGCTTGCAAGGGAGCGTTAACTTTAACCGATGGAATATACCTTGAAATTCCATCTAGTGATAAGGAGACCATACATTGACTATCGATGATATGTTAAACGAGTTAACAAACGTTCGCCAGCAACTGGTGACATTGTTAGATCAAGAAAAAGAATTAAAGCGTACTAAAGATATGCTAGAAACACAAATCGCTACCAGCCTTAAAGAACAAGGAATTGATCGAGTTGGTAACGACCAGTGTACTGTTTCCATTAAACAGGAAATAGTTCCTACTGTAGAAGACTGGGATGCATTGCATCGGCACATATTGGATACACAACAATTTGAGCTGCTGCAAAAACGTATGTCAGCTACTGCTTATAGGGAATTGCTACAAATGGGACAGGCCGTTCCAGGGGTAGCATCAACGGAGTTGACCCGAATTAATTTCAGGTCAAAGTAATATTAACAATATCGACGAAAAAAGGAGAACGTTCTATGAGTGATATTGCACTAGTAAGTGATAAGGTCCCAGCACACGTACAAGCGGGTGCAGGGTTAGGTAACGAAAATGTATCTGCAGAACATCTGCAAACACCAAGGGTTAAACAACTTCAACAGCTTAGCAATGAAGTTGATGAAAACCACAGTGAATACATTGACGGGTCTAAGCCCGGTGATTTTATCAACACCATAACCAGAGAAAACTACGGTAAAGATATTTACGTTATCAACGTTAAGTTTACCGAAGAATTCGTAGCCTGGAAAAAACGTGAGAAAGGTGGTGGCTTAGCAGGTAGTTTTGCTACTGAAAAAGACGCTATTGATAGCCTCACATCACAAGGTTTGAATCCTGATGACTATGACATCACTCAAACCCAATCGCATCTTTTAATTCAAAAGAATGCAGAAACTGGTAAATTGGATACTCCATTTATCTTTGATTGCTCATCTTCTAAGTTGAGAGTGTCAAGAGAATGGAATACTCAAATTGCTCGTCTTGGTGGAGACCGTTTTTCATCTCTATGGAAAATGTCTTCTTCTCAAACACAGAACCGAGCTGGCCAAAAGTTCTACAACATTGCTGTAGAAAACGTTGGTTGGGTTACTGACGACGATTACGAAAACGCTAAAAAAGTATTTGAAAGCGTTTCTAAGTAATTATCTTACTTACACGGTGCGACATATGCTGTCGCATCGTGTATACTCTTTATATGTATCTTGAACAACCTTGCGAAATTTGCGAGAAACCCAAGTATAGATGTAAATGTGATAACAACCCTGGATGGTATTGGGATCACGTAAACAAAACATTCTATAGGTGGTATGATTTAATGCTGCTATATAAAGAGCGTGAAAGAAAAGGACTTCATCAACAAAATCCACAAAAAGCTTCCTAAAGAAATTTATAAGTGGAAAATCAATGACCCGTATCACGGGGGTGTGCCCGACACTTTCTATTCTGGCCCTAAAGGATTCGCCTTTATTGAATACAAATACAAACAAAAACTACCCGCCCGTGGTTCGTCAAAAATAACCGTTGACCTTTCTTTACAACAGCGTGCCTGGCTTCAGCAACAGTATGATCATAATTTGCCCGTGTATTACGTACTAGGGTCCCCGGGCCATGTAGTTGTAAGTCAAGACTTTCAAAAAGAGTTTTTTACTTTAGATGAGTTTCTCAAGTGTGCCTGCAGTTTTGATCAATTTATAGACAAATTAATAGACATATGTTTAGAATAAAAGGAGGAAATATGGATTTTGACCCTGTAAATAAGCCAATACACTATAACCAAGGTGGTATTGAATGTATAAATGCGATAAAAGCAAGTATGTCCAAAGAACAATTTGCTGCGTACTGCAAAGGTAATGTAATGAAATATCTTTGGAGGTATGAACAAAAGAATAAAAAAAATAAAGGACAGGATTTGCGTAAAGCAGAATGGTATCTACAGCGTCTAATAAATACTGTAGAAGAAAACGATGAATAAAGAAGAAACTTGTTTTTCTAGACTTACAAAAGCTATTGGTTGTTGTACAAGTCTAGCAGATTGTCCTTGCGTTGGAGTTTGTTCAACAACTCAATGGGGGGATGACAGGTGTAAAGGCTGTGGAAGAACTGCAACCGAAGTAAAAGATTGGGGAACTTACTCAAAAATAGAGAAAAAACTCATAAATTTACGAAATGCGGGTGAAAACTACCCTATAAGACAGCTAAAAAGGCAAAACCGCGTCAGACGCACGCAGAAGCCCGTAGCTGCATTTTAGTAGTTCCGATACCTAACACCTTACCTACATTAAGAAAACGCAACCAGCGCGTTCTCAGGGGGTCATTTTTTCTTAGATCTGATTTTTTTGAGGGTTTTTGCCAATCTGGCACGTTTTTTAGTAGTTTCTGAGTATTTACTACCTTTTTTTAATACTTCAGTAGCAAATTGAGATACGGACATCTTTTTTCTTTTAGCTTGAGCAGTAAAAGCCCCAGGGTTTTTAATGGCTTTTTGAATCCATTTCTTATCTTTTTTCATAATTTTATTTTACGGGTTTTTGTATCTCTTTTAACTCTTTTTTATAAAACTCTATTTCGGTTTGTAAAATGATAACTTCTTTTTCTAGTTTGATAACTTTGGTTTCTAGCTGTCTAATATCTGGAAAAATATAATTA